CCCTGCTGTGCTTTGCTGGCGAATGGCATTCGTCCTCCTGTGGAAGTCCAATGTTGGTAATTGTAACAATTTGCCGTCCATCAGACATTCTGATTTCATTTGGAGGCATCGAATCATCCTGCCACAAAAGCCCAAATGGAGAATTTTCGACATGCCATTTAGGCTGATTTTCGTCCCCCAGAATCGGGCAACCATTGAGGTATTGCTTCCGCTTCTCCTGCTGCTGGTAGATGCGCTCCCATCCGCGCCGGTAGTCGTCCGTGATCGGCTTTTGTTGCTCGAAGTCCATTACAGCTAGCTCACTTTCATACAAATTACAAGAACTAAAAGACAAAAAAGAGCAACGGGAGCGAAATACCATAGAGGCATCGGCGCACAGTCTGGACGATCCTCAAAATCTTTGGCGTGAACGATTTGGTAATCAATAAATTTCATTATTCGTACTCCGGCTCGTCATCCTGAGCAATTTCCTGCTCTTCTTCGGGCAGGTGCTTCTTGAGATGGTCCACCAGTTCCTCCGCAGACGCGCTGTGCTTCTCCGCGCCGGATTCGTGATGGGTCGTATGTCCGCCCTCGGCATGATGCTCGGTGTGGGTGGGCCGGTCGTTGGGGTCGATCTCTTCACCGCCTTCGCCCTGCCCCGGCTGCTGAAGCGGGTCGGTGTGGCTCATCAGGCCGCCGCTGCTGCTCTGGCGCGCCTGTGAACGGTCATGCGCCATCATCGGCGGACGATTCGTGAACTGCTTCCCGTCTTTCGCTTGGAATGCCATTATCCTGCTCCTTCTCGTACATCTTGCTGAGTTCTGCCTGCCAGTCGTCCGGTCCATCGAACGCGGGAACCATGGGCGGCTTGCTGTCCTGGAACGTTTGCGCATACGCCGCGCCACTCGGCGAACCGAACGGCATCAGCACTGCTCGCATTCTATCGCATTCGAGTTTGGCTGTTGCAAGCTCGATGCGCAACTGCTTGATTTGAGTGTCTTTGTCGGCGAGACGCGCTGTGTAGTCCTGACGCTGCTCGATATGCCGCGCCTCAAGCCACTTGACGTAGCGAGACGCTGTTAGCCAGTCGATTATGATTTCACGAACGCTCATAAAACTCCAAGGAATGCAGTTCTGTTGCTATGAACCAGTTGCGAGGATCAATCGTTTCATAAACGAGAAACCACCACGCAAGGTTCAGCGGCTCAGGAAGTACGCCGAAGATGAGTTCGCGTAGGGTCATGCGGTCTCCTTTGCGCATTCCTCGTCAGTTGCGCCCAAAGCCTTTTTGAGCTTGCAAAGCGTTTCCAGCTCATCGCCGCCAAGCCGATACTCTTCACGATAGTGATACATTGCCTGGAGCAGCGTCATAAGCTCGTTTTCAGATAGTTCCATGGTCAATTCTTCGCCACCTTTGCAACCAGCGCGCTAGCCTGAGTAGCCCGCTCCTGAATCTCTTCAATCGCCGCCCGATACCCGGCCTCGCACAGATCATGCACGATTTCGCGGATTGCCTCTTCCGGCCACCCCTTCGCCTTGAGGTTGGCGCGCCAGTTTCCGATGATGCGCTGCGATTCAGTCATGATCTATCCGCAAATGCAATATCTCTTATGTTCCTACCTGGAGGTACATCGACAAGAACAACGTGAAATCCACACCGCTCTGCGATCAGTAATGCCTCATCAGTTGAAAATACTGACGCATCAAGAATTAGCAATTTGCGATTCGACTGCTTCCATCCAAACCATTTCATTCCGTCCGTCCTTTCATTCCCAATGCTCCGGCCTCCGCTCCTCGACCCGTGCCTGCCGGGCCTCAAGCTCGTGCGTAATTTTGTACTGCAATAAAACTTTAGCATAATCGTTGGGCGCTGCGGCAATTTTCTCGCGATCACGCTCCTCTTGCGACTTCCCAGGCGTGTATGCGGCAAAGCTCATTGCCAGCGTATCCCCATTGTCAGGAGAGGCAACGCCGCGCTTTTTCATGTCGTCCTTCTTTTCAAGCTGGATCTGATTCTTGGCGCTAAACGAGTATTCTGGAGCGGTCAGGTCCGTCTCAATCTCTGGATCATCGGGTATTTCCGCCGTTTTGAGCCAGTCCTTGAGCATCCCCCAGACCTCAGCCCGGCGATTGTAGTACATATAGCCATCAGTCGGCGCATGGCCACCGTGGAACTCAATAAACCGGCAAAGCGGGTGAGATGCTATCCACTGCGCATGATGGAGGTTGACATAATCTACTACGCCGCCGCCTATGCCGTCGCCATCGATGATTACGCCGCGCGGGTTATGCTCTGTAATCGCCGCCATGACGCGCATTGAGGTCTGAGGGATAGACAGACCGCGAACACGTGCCAATATGCTGAACTTTGGCCCCTGGCGCAGACCGATAACCGTTTGGTCGTCGCCGAACCGGGCAACATCCACGCTGATTATCTTCCACTCGCGCTCGTACCCTGTCGCCTTGCGCTTGCGTGCTGCCGCCACCAGGTCGCCGGGGATGAACTGCGCCGAACCCGCCCTTGGGAACTCGCCGCGCACGCGAACGCGCACAAAATCCGAGTCCTCGCCGTAATCAGCAACCCAGCCATCCATCTCGATCTTGTTTGTGCCCTCGACCGTTCGGCTGTCAATCTGGCGCGTCACCCAGCGGTGCTTGCGGCTGCCAAAGCACTCGCGGAACCGGCCACTGTTCATGGTTGGGTTGCCGTAACAGATGACGATGATCTCTGTGTCCTCGTCCGTCAGCGCGCCCTCAACGACTTCCCAAATCTTGTCGGGGATCGCTGACGCCTCATCGAAGATGACCACGATGCGTTTCCCGCGATTGTGCAGGCCAGCAAACGACTCAGGGCGCTCAAGACTCCAGGTGAGAAAGTCTGTGCGCCAGGTCTTGGCGTGGGCCTCGTCCACAATGCGAATCGACTCGCCGCCCACCCGCCACCAGTGCGCGTTTATGGCCATGCGAAACCACTTGGACACCTCTGGGATGGTTTTAGTTTTGAGCTGGTCTCCCGTGTTGGCGGTGACAATCACGCGGCAGTCATCGCACGTGCTCATTGCCCATTGGATGATCTGGCCGATGTTGGCGCTCTTGCCTATACCGTGGCCGGATGCGACAGCGATGCGCAGAGGCTTGTATCGATCTGGGCTGCGTAGATGCTGCCCGATGGTATCCAGCATCTCGGCCTGCCAGATGCGCGGTCCGGGCGACTCGGCCAGTTCGCCGCCCGGCTCCATCCACGGGAAAGCGTACTGCGCATAGCCGAGCGGATCGGCGCAATAGCGGCTTATATCGGCAATCAACTCATGCTCAGCGTTTACCATTTAGTAAACATTGCCTCAAAATCTCAAAAGGTACCAGCCCGGTAAAATCTGACACTTTATGCGATTCTAAACAACTTAGCTATTTACCATTTGGTAACTGTTTGGCTATTTATCATCGTTTCCGCGCTTTCGCGCCGCATTTATGCGCTCGGCCAGCCCGAAGGTGACCTCCCCGCTGTGCTCAATCGCCTGCTTGTCGCCGTACTTCTTGGGATTCCACTTCGCAAGCAGCTTAAGGCGAGTGTCGATGCGCAACTTACGATGTTCAACCATGTCCGCGCTCTTGATTTCTTGCGACCCATCTGGCTTTAATGTAACGATTTCACCTATTTGCGTATTATCAGCGATTTCTAGGCACTCTTGCGCGAGCTGATCTTCGCCTAAATCGCGCGCGCGTGCGAAACGTGAATTTTTCTCTTTATCTTCTAACCAATCATAAACGGTCCCGTATGAAGGCTTTGCGTCTTGACGGCAATAAGCGCGTAGAGTTTTTCCGCTTTCGATCCATGCGTGGATTTCTGGCAGATAATCGGCAGAATTGAATACTTTACCGCGCATATCGTTCTCCTGCTGCGATTATAGCGCCTTTGCGGCAACGGGTCTTGCTTTGCGTGCGTCGAGAAGTCGCTGCTGGTCTTGGGCTGCGATTGCTTTACGTGCTTGGCTGGTCCTGTAATCGTCGATGATCTGGAGGCGTTGGGCTGTCCGGGCTGTTGAGGCGGGCGCGTGGTTACTTGTCCGGTGATCCATGAGCCAAGGCTAGGATTTTCCGCCGGAAATGTCAAGCCGCCTTGCGCTCTTGGGGCAGCACTTGCAAGTATCGCAGTATCCACACAATACCCGGCGCAACCGTGGTCGGCTGCTGTATCGTCGCGGGTTTGCGCTGCTGGTCCATGCAAACAGTGTAGCACGAATCCCATATTGTGAAACGAGTGAAATGGCATAGTGTTGGTTA